GTGGTATCCGCACTCTCCGCAAGCAATTGCATATGAACCATATTGCATGTACTTATCACTGCCACAACCAGGACAATGCCCGCCTTCCTTCAGGCGGACACTGGGCTGATATTCCTGGTTTGCAGGGATACTATGCTGTTGCGGAGCTTGTTGGGGTATTGCTGGTGAATTGTAAAGACTGAATAAATCTCGTGAAGGAACTGGAGCAGTCTTTACCGGTTCATTGTTCAGTTTGTTCGCCCAAAAACTCATCTGTATCTCCGTATGTTATTAATCCCTTTTGAAGCATATGGGAGACAACTGTTTCTGCTATCGCTGTTCCCAATTTCACATTATGCATTCTGAATTTCAGTCTTTCTTCATCGGGCAGACGAAGCATGTCTTCATCATTACGAATCAATGCAAGAGAGGCTGTCTCGGCTGCCATATAACAGAGCAAAGAGAAATCCATACCAAACGGAAGCATAGAATGCTTACGCGCATACATCTCTACAGCCTCAGCTTCCAGGACATCAAGACTGGCAGGCTGTTGACCGTACTTTTGTGGTTCATCCTTCATTCGATTAGGGCCAATCATGTCCCACATCATCGAACGGGATAACTCTGTGGTAAGAGCCTGCCACGGATCGATAGGTGCGACTGGACTCACTTCTTCAAATGGATCTACCATATTACTCCTTGCTCTTTCTAGCGCCACAAATCCAACATGCTACCCATGAACGGGCGCGCTTCTTAAATGTAACGTATTGATGCGCGCCCGCCATAGTTACTCGGCATGGTTGATTAGGGCTAGCTGGTTGGCGATGCATTATTCTTTCGCCTCACTCCATCTATTAGCAACAACGACGTCACCAATATCCAGAGGAACCTTAATCAGATCCTGTACTTCCTTACCAATCATTGCCTCTTCCAGAAGACGAACACCTTCTGTTACCCGATCATCAGGGCACAGAATAACAAGCTCATCATGCACGGAAAGAATCATATGAATTTCCTTACCCGGATTCTTCAGTGCGTCTTCTGATGTTAGCTTATGCATTCGTACCATTGCAAGTTTGATGATATCGCCAAGCGATCCCTGTACTAGGGAGTTAATAACCTGACGCTCACCTCTCGCAAGGATAGAACGCTCTGCTCTCCAAGGCTGTGTGGGATCATACCATTCCAGCCTTGGAGCTTCCTTCCTAGCAATCTCAGGAAGGACTTCCCACACTCGACGCTTACGCCCAAGCATGGTACGGATATGCGGGTCAGACTTACGACTCTTTGCAACCTTGAGAATGTATTCTTTGAACTTATAGATCTCAGGGAATGCCTTGCGGTGATCCTCTAGAAGCTGTTCGGCTTCTTCCACAGTAATCTTCAGCGTCTTGGCAATCTTTGCCTTCTGGGCTCCATAAACAATAGCGAAGTTCAGAGTCTTAGCAACGCTTCTCTGCCACTTCTCTACCTGATCAACAGGCACACCATAAACAAGCGCTGCTGTCTGTGTGTGTGCGTCAATCCCTGCTTGGAAACCATCATACAAACCCCCATAACCAATCATGGAAGCCAGAATACGAAGCTCCATCTGTCCATAGTCAGCCACTAGGAGTTTAAATCCAGGCGGAGCCATGAATAGACCACGGATCTTCTTACCCAATTCCGTATCCGGTCTGGGAATATTCTGAAGGTTAGGCTCTCGGGAAGAGAACCGACCTGTAACCGTACCATACTGAACGAGATCCGTGTGGATTCGTCCATTGAAAATACGGCAGGGCTTTCCAGCTTCTTCGTCACCAATATAACCGATGACATATGTATTAAGGATCTTAGCTACTTCCTGATATTCCAGGAGAGCATCTACTACAGGATTTCCTACGTACTTCTCAAGCGTTTCTGCATCTGTAGAAGGCAATCCAGTTTTCTTGGAGAACTTAATAGGCTTTAGTGCCTGTCCTCCATCCTTCTTCAGACCGAAAAGGATCTCTTGCTTTTGGGGAACAGAGTTAATGTTGAATACTCTACCAGCAGCACGGTAGATCTTCGCTTCGATCTGAATCAGTCGCTGAGCTAGGTCAACCTGCAACCCCTCAATCGCCTGTACGTCCACAGGAGCGCCTATCACACCCATCTGGCAACAGACTGCCGTGACCTGGTTCTCAAGCGCTGTAATAGGCTCTAGAGCCTCTTCCTGGATAGCCTGACGGAACTTCTTCCACAGCAACCAGGTGTTGCGAGCGTCTAGCAGGATGTATCGAGCTACCTTCTTAAAAGGATGAGCTTCAATACACTTACCAACTTCTTCCTTGTCATAGTCCAGCCCGTAATACCAATTGACCAGAACCTTTAGCTTCTTAGCGAAGGGCCGCTTAGGTCCCGCTGCCATCTGCCCAATGTTCTCATCAAGAATCCACTGAAGAACAATGGAATCTTCTACAGGCTCAGTAGGAACAGCACCGAAATTCTTTTCCACTGAGATCATATCGAACGGCGCATTGTGCGCAATCTTTACAATCTTCTCATTGAAAAAGAGCGGACGAAGAATCTCGAATACTCGACTAGGCTTTAGCTGCTCTGGTGGTGCGTCATAAATGTTGGGGTACTGTACAAACTTCTTTGTCTCAAGGTCTTTCTTTTTATGAGCCTTCTGAAGTAGTACGTCTCCATTCGGATGACCCATAGGAATACAGATCGTACGTCCATGAGTAGCCAGAGCAATCCAGACTACTTGATTCTGCGTAGGGACACCACGAGTATCAGGCATTGCGCCATCCATAGTCTCAGTGTCCCAAGCAAAAGCATCTTGCTTAAGGAAGTATTCGACTTCCTTCTTTAGCTGCTCCTCGGTAAGGATCAGTCCGTCCATTAATCGATATCCTCTCCCGGAGCCATGAACTGAATGAAGTAATAGTCGTAGCCGTATTGACCCTCCCTCTTTAGGAGAACCATTTCGTCAAGGGAATCCCAGTGCTCCCATTCATAGTCATCAAAGTGACCTTTCTTTTCCCACTCCTTCAGTTTGCCCATTGCGATCTCGTGCGTCCAGGCGAACTGTACATCATATTGATCATGACGACTACAACCATCATAGGTGTAGTGACGGATCATCCAGATTCCATCGGGCATGTCTTCCATTGTTCTCTCCTAACGACGAAGACCCTCACTGACAGAAGTTAATCTACCAGTGAGGGTCTTCAGGGTCAAGCCTTACTTGCGGCGGGTTTCCATCTGGAAGTCAGAAGGCTGAATCTCAGAGGCAACATCCTCAAGGTACTCAATGTCGTTGACGTACACAACTTCAGCACCGTAACGGTCCTCACTCAGCTCTGCAATCTCCTCGGAGTTCAGAGGCTCAAGCGAGTGCTCTTCAGTCAGGTAACGAGAACGCATGAACGTCACGTTAGTACCCGGAGCATCACGACCAGCAACCTTGATGTGCTTTACCTCAAAGTAAGAGCCTTCGTCATCAAGCTGGACTTCCTTGTCCTCAGAGATGTCCTGAAGCTGAGAAGAAACCTCAGTACCGAAGGTCCAAGTCTTCACCTCAGTAGGATCATCCGCCATGTCCACAACGTTCATGATGAACGTCCAGGAAGCGCGAAGCTTCTTACGACCAGTGGGCGGAGTCAGCGCGCACAGTGGGCACTCACCCAGAAGGCAAGTGTAGTAGCGCTTCTTAGAGTTGATGTAGTGACGCTTGTACTTAACAGGCGGCTGAGCGTCAAGCAGCTTAAGCACGCGAGTACCGTTGTCCTTGAGCTTCAAGACAGGAGCCTTGACAGTCTCCGTACGCTCTTCCTGCTTAGCACCCCAACCAGAGGAGACGGGACCGCTAGAAGCGGAACGGGAGGCACGCGGAGCCTCTTCCTGGCTCTTCTGAGCGTAAGCCTCGTTCTCAACATCGTGAGGCATGTCCATGTTGGAAGTGTCAGCGTCGGTAACACGAGTGCGGGAAATCTTAGCCATTAAAGTGGTTCTCCTTATTAGAATGCACTAGGGCATATAGAAAGGTTATTAAGGGTTGGGGATGATCTTAGTAATAAGTGATCCCCGATTTGTAGCCATAGAGCGAGCCCAAGAAAGGTCTGCGCCCTGAATCTCATTGAGCTGATCGGAAATCTCAACTCCGACCGCTTCAAGATCTGAGTCTAGCGGAACACTACGCTTAATGCTAGTGAAGATTGACATCTTCTCGTACTGAACAACCGCAAGATCCCAGCTCCTTGAGTAGGTGATCTCAAGCATATCACCTTGCTCTGTCACTGTCACCTTGTCCAGTGGGGTCACGCTTGCAAGAGCTTCTTGAACAACAGCAGTGCTTTCTGCTGGAACATCGTCTCCGACAGACGTTTTCCTTTGTCGGGCAGCCATACTCCCTCTTCCTTTGCGATCTTGACTAGTCCCTCAACCATACCACGCGTGTACATTCTGCGTCTACCCCGTGGATCGGGAGAAGGTTTCATGTATGGAGACTTCGGTAGGATACCCTCTCGCTCCCACTTGCGCAAGGTCACTGCGGATCTATTACCCAGTGCCTTGCCTAACTGGCCAATGGAGAAGAACTCTTGCTCAACTCCATTGGCCAGAAAAACGAATAATTTGGCATCCCACTTATCGGATTCCTTTTCCTGAGCCTTATTCATCTGCTCGAAAAGCAGAGGCTTCTGTGACCCTGGAAAAGTTTTCTCGTATCTTTCGATTTGGTTTGATACCAATTAGTACCCACAATCATAATCAAATTGAACAACAGCCTCTGGGGTTACAACAATCTTGGTGTCATTACCAAAGACGCTACGTAGAGCATCCTCAAATGCACCATCCTGAACAGGAACGTTTACCTTACTGACCCATTCGCCATCAGGATGACTACCATACGCCTCGTACTCGTACTCATCATAGTAAACGTCCTCATCAGGATAAGCAACCTCCATGTCAGGCTCTGTGTCGTTAAGCCACGCCTGAGCAACCTCAGCGTTAGCAGTCAGCTTAGGCTCACGGATAGAGAACTCACAAGGCTCTCCGTCATTCCAACCAGGAGTGTACTGCTCCCACATGACAGCGGTAACACCCTTCTCAAAGGCCATCTTGAAGTAAGGGTACAGCTCCTCAATAGGCTTCTGAATGGCACGAGACCAGCCACCATAGCTACCCTTAACAGCCATTCCCATAAATACAGTACTGTTACCCATTACTCTCCCTTATTAAATACATCATTGAAATTACCAACTTCCTTACGAACAGCACCAGACATCCATCTTGTCTCGTCACTGTCATGAGGAATGTTCTTCAGATAATGCTCAGGACTAGGAAGGAATCCTAGATCCTCTACAATGTGCCGCTCTGCAATGAGACGAACAGGCACCTGAATAGACTTGGTGTTCTTTTGAATGGTAATTGTCTTACCGAAAAGATCCTCACAGAGATAAACACCAAGAGTGTGATGGTACATGGCACGGTGACGATAATCGCCAAACGTCTTCTTAGAAGAGTCAATGAACTCTTCAATAGGAAGATAATCTTCTGGGGTACCGCCCCACTTGTGTGAGGCGGACACCGCATGATACCAGCTATTAATAGTTGACCTCCTTAACGTCCTCAATATAGAAGTCATTCATGAAATGACTCTCAATATCGTAGTAAAGAAGATCAATAAGGGGCTGCCAGTCGTCCTCTTCCTCAACAGCATCAAGAGCTGCACGGACTTCAGGAGTAATCTCCACAGACATACTGGACGGACGATCAAAATTAATACGGAGACGCATCAGTAACCAAACTCTTCCTTCTCCGCAAGGAATTCCTTGTGCTGCTCTCGTGCCCAGTCGTATACCATCTCAGTGAAGGACCAGTCAGCAACAAGACCATCAAGAGACGCAATGAAATCCAGCATCTCTTCATGGGTGAGCTGCTTTGCCATCTCCCACGCAATGTCTTCGGAATCCAATTCAGTGACAACAGAGAAATCCATTACTCTTCGACCCTTTCGAAATACTTATAGAGAAATCCATCACTCAAGAGGATAACTTCATCCTCG